ATCGTTCAAAGTTTAAGAAACAGATGCTTAGCGTTGAACAAGAGTATCAGAACGATAAGTCTAAGAAAGAACTATTAAAAGATATTTCTCGTTTGAATAATCTACAGATGGCATTGAAGATTGCATTGAACTCTGCATATGGTGCGATGGGTAATCAATACTTCCGTTACTTTGATATTCGTATGGCAGAAGGTATTACCACTTCAGGTCAGTTGTCAATCCGTTGGATGGCAAATAAGTTAAATGTGTTCATGAACAAGACACTGAAGACTAAAGATAAAGATTATGTTATTGCGATTGATACTGATTCCATTTATCTAACTCTTGAAGACTTGGTTGAAAAGACTTGTGTTGGTAAAGACACCAATGCGAAGATTAAATACATGGACAAGATCTGCGAAGATGTTTTCCAAGCATTCATTGATAAAGGTTATCAAGAACTTGCTGATTACATGAATGCGTATCAGCAGAAGATGGTAATGAAACGTGAGGTGCTTGCTGACAAAGGTATCTATACTGCCAAGAAACGATACATTCTCAATGTTCATAACTCTGAAGGTGTGCAGTATGCTCAACCGAAGATTAAAGTTATGGGACTTGAGATGGTTAAATCATCGACTCCTGCTGTCATTCGTGATAAACTAAGAGAGTCTGTTGCAGTTATTCTTGATGGAGATCAATCCAAGATACAGAAGTTTGTCACAGACTTCCGTCATCAGTTTGATAAGATGTCAATAGCAGAGATTGCATTCCCACGTGGTGTCAATGGAGTGAAGCAGTATACAGGATCCCCCATTTATGCTAAAGGAACTCCGATTCATGTTCGTGGTGCTTTGCTTCATAATCATCATTTGAAACGTCTTGGACTAACTAAGAAGTATCAGATGATTGGTGAGGGTGAACGTATTAAGTTCGTTTATCTCAAGTTACCAAATCCAATTCAAGAAGATGTGATTGCATTTACTCAAGAGTTGCCAGAGGAATTGGGATTGCATGCATATATTGATTATGATAAAATGTTTGGTAAGGTGTTTGTTGATGCGTTGCAAATAATTCTTGATCCACTTGGTTGGTCTGCCGAAGAAAAATCAAGTTTGGAAGATTTCTTTGCTTAAAATTCAGATTTATTGTATAATGTTATTTTAGGAGATGACTATGAAAGTTCTCAAGTTTGCTGCTGATTGGTGTTCACCATGCAAGATGCTTAGTAATGTGTTAAAAGATTATGATGGTGATGCAGTGATTGAAGAGATTGATA